CCCGACGCGTATGGTTTCGCTATAAGCGTCGTCAGGTTTGACCGGGTCATCAATAATCAGACTCCCCTGCCAGCCCGACTCCATATGCCCGGCACGAAAACCGGTAACCTGACCCGCAGCGGACGAGGCATACACCCCGCCGCCGTATTCGGTCCACCACATGGCTTTACTGTCGGCGTCATCGCGTAGCGCCATCGGCCACATGGCCTGAAAGGCAGCAGACTTCACGATGCTGCGTGTGGTAGACGAGTTCAGTAATGCCAGGTTGTGGGAATAGGACAGGTGCATGAAACGGGCACGGCGGTTAAGCGCCAGCCCGCGGCCCATCATATTGATGGTGGCCAGTTCCGTCTTGGTATAACCCGGGGGCACATTGATGATGAGTCGCCGGATATCACCATCAATCACCCGGTCCAGCGTCCGCTGTATCACCTGGTGATGTTGCGCGACGATCATTCGGCTGCCGGTGCGCTGCTTAAAGAAGTAGCGGGTAAAGTAGAGCCCGTCCTCTTCACACTCTATTCGGCGTGCAGCAGTCTTAAAGTCAGCAGTCGTCATCCTCCAGCATTTCCCGGCGCGCCTGCCGGTATTCCTCGCGTGAAAGCAGCGCAACCTCAAGCGGGCCGCCGTCTTTGCCTGTCAGCGACGTCGTACCCTGCTCGCGGAATGCCTGCACTGAAATATGTTTACCGAGTAACTCCAGATTCCTGACTTTGTCCGGCCACTTAATCTTTTTCAGGATACCGACCATCTCGCGATCTTCGCCCCGGCCTTCAAACATCTCAGCCAGATCGAATCCGCTCAGGTATCGACGCCATGAGGCGGGCCATTGCGACACAGGTTTTAAGCTCATGTCATCTCTCATGATGTTGAGCACGTCCATCTGATCAATCTCAAACAAGCGTCTCAGCACATAATCAGCATCAACATCGATTCGATCATTGCGCTGTGCTTTCAGTTCAGAGATTCTTATCTGAACGCTAACATTTGCTAATAGACGGGCACCCTGTTCATTCGCAGTTTTTGCACTGTACCCCGCCCGAATGGCCGCTTGCGTGGCGTTCAAATCGATGAGGTACTCGCGACAGAACATTTGTTGCTTGTCGGTGAGTGCCATAACTTCCTCAATCAGTTAAATGCATGGGAATAATTATGTTTATTTTAAACTGGCTGTTAGCCCATCACATACCGTCTATAGCGACTGGTATCGTATCTGCATTATTTTGGGTGATATCAGCGACCGTTAAATCAAAGCTGAACCCAGGAAAGGTAATGATCACTTTCAATGGGGAACAAGACGATGTCGATTTACATAATTTTTACGATACCGCGCGATTGCAATCCAAATACAACTCCATAGCTGCATTAGCCGCGGCAGCTACTGTTTTATCTCAGGCTTTAGGCTGGTAATTTTTTACAAACCACAACATGCGCAGAAGTGCATCGGTTTAAAGCCAAATTTTTAGCAGAGATCATTTGCATAACTTTTACTTAAAGCATTTCGTTTCATAAAAAAGAACGAATGCTCTCCTAACTGGCACTGCTACAGAATCTCTTATATATTTACTTGAGCGTATTTCAGCTGATTCGATTACCCCCTGAGGCCAAAAAATGAATGATAAGAAGCAATCTGATAAGCGCCCGCCTTCTCCTCCCCCTTCGCGTGAGCCTACGCCAAACCATCGACGCGATGGCTCAAATGGAAACGATAGCAGAAAGAAATGGCATACTGACGGTGTCAGACCACCCAAGCCATCAAATCGATAGTATTGAGGTCATAAATGGAACGCTGGGAACTGGAGTACTCAATTTGTCTTTCTCATTACAAAGAGAAGATGTACGCCACTCTCACTGGCCGCATAGATAAGGCTATCAATTTCACTCTCCTTCTCACCGGCTCTGCAGTATTCGCTAATTTTGGCAGCAACATGTTTTTTGGTGCCATGGTTGCTAGTTTGTCTGCACTATCTTTTGTCGGTGAGTTTGGACGAAAATCATCTGAAGCATTACGAATATCCAAGGAATATCATCAACTTTTAATTTCAAAGGATAAGCTGACAGATGAAGCTCTCGCTATTGCTTTTGGAGAATTAAATAAAAATGATTCTACAGTCTGGAACTGTCTATCAGTAGCCGCACGAAACAGAACAAAACTTGCTCTCTATGGAACAGAAAAAAGCAAGCTTGAGGATTACGGAATGTTTGACGGCATAATGTCTTGGCTAGCGGGCGATAAGCCATAAAAGTATGTGTTTATATTTATTCAAGATAAAAGTGATTTAATTTAAGCACTGCTCTTTGATGTACTGCTGCAACCCGGACATTTGCTTTCGGGCAACTTCGATTCGCTCTCGGAGGGTGAAATGATCCTGTTGAGCGGCGTCAGTAAGACCGGTGGTCAATTTTTCATAAGCTGTCGCCACTACAAGGAGGCGAAATAACCAATGCGACTTATGATGATTACCTGTTAGTCGTGGTAAATCACTTTTTACTAAATTCAACACTATCTGTCGTGCAGTCCAGCATGCCAAAGTATTCCCCGATAGCTGACTGGCCGTTACGCTGAGTAAAAGGGACTAACCAGATATCGTTCCCGAATGTCATCTGCCCATAGTCAATCAGAATCCCATTCTTTTGAGCTGCGTCCTGAGCGTCAGAGAAAGTTTTCCATTCAGCCTGGGCTCCGGTCTTGGCACGGATCACCTTAGCCATGATGGTCTGATTATCATAATGCCGGCAGGCTTCAGTCTGGGCGGCATCAACTTTTGAAGGTCTGATCGATACTATCAACAGAGTCATTACAGCAAATGCGAGCACTGCCAGAACTGTGATGGCGATGACTAAAATTTTGACTACCCTTTTCATATGATCCTCATCCTGAGCTATTTAGATGAGAATCATACCTGATGCTCCTTGCAATTATCACGCTGCCTTGCACGACAGGTGCACTGCATTGCTCACAGATACTTAATCGCCAGTGCTTTCACATCGTCCTTTGCGGCTTCGCCCAGCAGAGCAACCCCACTTTCAACAAACGCCAGCGCAGCTTCAAAATCATGAACGCCCACTTTGACATCAGCTGATGGGGGCATCTGCGCTGCTTCGGCGGAGAATCCGGACTGTTCAACAACTTCGTCATTCATTGATTCTGACATTTCAGTACTCGCTTCTTCAGGGTGGATAAACTGGCCTTTCAGCCACTGGAGGAAATTCATTTCTGCCGTTCCCGTTCAATTTGCCGGATGGCGGCCTTGTCCTGGTTGCACTGCTCCAGAGCGTTAAGCAGATGCTCATTCAGCTCCAGGCTGTCTCCCCAGGTCAACGGGTCAGGAATCAAAGGCACAGCGCAGTCAGCCAGCAGACTCACCGGTATCGGTACTGGCGGAACCGGTACGTATTTTGTCCCGGTGCGCACGCAGCTGGTCAGCAGCAGGACGAGGCACAGGTTCAGTGGCACAGCTGTTACCCATGACCAGCTTGTGAATAACCACCACCCTGCGCTCGCTTTCTTCATTGCCTGCCTGATTTGCATTTTGAGTTGCCCGGGCAATATCGCTGAAGAGGGCTGTTGCCCTGAGAACATTAGTCGCGAGCATCTCTGCTGAAGCTGTTTCCTGCGCCAGCTGCCTGTTCTGTTGAGTGATCACGACTTTCGACAAGGACTGAAACTTCAGGGCGACGCATAGCGCGATGACCAGCAAAAACAGACCCGTGATGGTAACGGCACCCCACTTAACGCGGCTTAAGGTCATCGCTGCTCTCTGCCAGGCAAAGTGCACGCTCAGTTTCGCGACGCTTCATTAGCCCTTTCCACCTCCTGCCACCGGCAAAGATCCAGCGCCGCAGTTCATTGCAGGCACCCGTCGTGTCGCCTGCGTTGAGTTTTCTCAGAAGGGAAGAGCGGGAAAAAGCGTCAGTACCGGTGTTATAGGCAAAGCTGTAGAGTGCAGCGCGCTGGTAATCGCTGAGGGGGACAGTGACCAGACTGTCAACAGCTGCCTGAACGGGTTTCAGGTCTTCACGCAGCAGGCTGTCGCACTCACTGTTGGAATAGGTTTTGTTACTGACAATATCGGGGCCGGTGTGACCATCACAGGCGGTGAGCACACCAGCGACATCCCGATAGGGAACATAACGACGCCCTTCCAGACCATCCGGACCACCCAGCAGCGTCATTGCCAGAGTCAGGGCACCCGCACCGGCTGCAGCCAGAAGTCTGTTACGCAGCGCAGCGGAAATAGCCATGATTTATTGCGGCTTATTCTGGCAGGTACAGCGCAGCGCCCTAATTTCTGCCAGTGTCGCCTTGCGCCGGTAATACCCGTTGATGACGCAGGTTACGGTTGCAAGACTGATACCGGCCAGAACGCCGACGGCGCTCCACTCTTCCGGACTGAAATAGGTCAGGATGCCGTGGACGATTTCGCCCGCGGATACGCCATAAGCGACACCAGTTGTGAGTTTGCTCATCAGGATTTGCCGCGCAGAACAGGAGAAAAGTAGCCGGAGCCGGTGGATGAGCAGGATACAGTGACGGCATCCGGTCATAAAAAAAGCCCTGACAAAAATGCCAGGGCTGAATAGAAATCTCTCGAGGGTCATTTACCCATCGTTGGAACCAATCTAACACAAAAAATGGAAAAGTAAATAGTGAGCTATAACATCGTTACATGAATTATCGCTCGCTATTTAGTAATGCGCGATAACGCCTTCTCTGCCCAGGCCTCTTCCCGGTGCAGCTCGGCGACCAGAAACTCCAGTAGCTGCTTCACGCTTTTGTTCCACGTATCAAGAGTAAGAGCCTGCGTGACCTGACACACCGTCCTGAATACAACAGCGGAAGGGATACGTTCAAAGCCGCGCCCGGAACACCGCTTACAGGGCTGATAAACCGGCACACCCTGAAATCGTGTCATCACACGGTTAACGGATTCCCCTCGCCCTTTGCAGTCCTTGCAGGCAGCCCGCACGACACCTTTTCCGTTACATTTGCTGCAGCACTTTCCGTTGCACAGGCCTGTGCCGTCACAGGCATGGCATGGCGATTCGGTATCCGGGCTTCGCGCATAATCGAGAAAGGCATAGCCCGCAATGATCGTGATGACGGCCATGCGCTCTTCTTCGGAAAGTTTTGTGAGCGCAGGATAACGTGAGGATGCCTGCAGGCCTGTCATCGCCAGCAACCGTATGGCGCGCGCTCTGTCCTGACCGGAGACATTCATTTTTCCAAAAAAGGCAGAGTACCCGAGCGGAGCACGTTTCTGTGTCATGCCCAGCGCAGCCATTACATCGCTGCCGGACATGGCATCAGGTGACAGGGATGACTGATGGACGATTGGGGTAACGGAACGCGGGGAATGGTACTTAACAACACTTTCAAGTTTCATGGTAAAGACTCTGTGCCGGTAAGAATGTCACCGGCACTATGAGTCGTGTCAGATTCATTTTTCTGAATGCCTGCAGGCACGTTCTGACGAATGAAAAATGAATTTCTGCACAAATTTTTCTCTGGGCAGCTGATGCCTGCCCTTCTCCGTCACCCGGCACCACAGTTCAATGAGCGCTTCGCCAGAATGGTGACGGGGGCTGGCCCCTTTCTTCCACCCGATTAGTGTGGAGGCAACCACATCCAGTTCATCTGCGATGTCCTGAAGGGAGTAACCGGAACGGCTCAGGTCTGTGAGGATCCGGAACCAGTCGATTTTATGAATATTGATGACGGGCACGCGACTTCTCCTGCTGTTACAGCCTGAGTAAATCTTTGAGATTTCTGACGCCCAGCTTATTAGCACAGTTTTTCCGGTGCTGGTAAAGCGTTCTGGTTTGTATACCCAGTGCTGAGCAATGATGGCTGACATCTGTGCCGTTAAGAAAGCCATCAATGACGGCATGCTCACGCAGCGTTATTCTGCAGTTTTCTCTGTCTGAAGGTTTCCTGTCCAGATAGCGTTTGAGAACGAATGAGATGCAGGAAACAGGCATGGACACATCCAGAACATATTCCATATCGCTTACCCTGTTCAGAAGGTTTCTTTTCCGGCTGTCCAGAAGAGCCTGACTGTCTGAAAAAACCAGCACGTTACCGTTTGTTTTACGCACCAGCGTGAGAAATAAGCTAAACCAGTCAGGAAAGAAGTCATCGTACCCCAGGCAGATAACGGCGAGATGATAGCGACCCGGATATCTGTTCGCTGCATGACTGCTGAATTTCAGGCCGTTTCCGCACGATAATACTGTCAGATTTCTTTTTCTGCATGCGGTGTGTATAAGACTAAATAGTCCATAATGTAAAACATTGTTGTCTCCGATGACGACAATACAGCATTCTTTGCTTTTCATATCCTGCCTTCCGTATTAAGCATTTCATCCCAAAAGAATTAACATCTACCCTCCTAATGACGCGTATTATTACTACTCATATCCTGCGGGACATTCAATGCAATCGTTTGCCCGACAGAAATGCCAAACAAAATTACCCCCTTAACCTGTTGATTAAAATAAGTTAAAGTCACACCAGGAAAAGTATTAGGATTAACTTTCAGACTCCTGTTAGCACCCATTCCTACCCAAGATGAATTCTGACGAGCCTGAATAATAGAAGGCGGATTTGTACTTTCATACAGACACTCACATATCGGTTAAATTCACATCGTGAAAATCACCTTTCAGTCATGAAAAAATAGGGAAGATAATGAGAGGAGTGCTGTTTTTCCACTCTCAGAAAGGAAGTATTACATGATGCTACGGGGTATCTCTAAAACCATCCTGAGACAAATTGAAAAAGAAAGCGCATATTACTTCAGATGAAATGGCTGGCATGACCGAGGGTGCCGACGCGGAACAATACTGAAACAGCTGACACCATTACGCGTGCAATTCAGTGACTGCGTGATAGCACTATTGACAGTATAGCCTGCTCCAATTGTCTTAAATTCATTGAACAGCAGATGAAATGAAGTCTGGCGACCGCCGGGAGCCGATCAGGATGATCCCGTTGCGTCTTTGAGGCCCATCAGAATTACCCTACAGCAGCGCAGCACAACAGGACTGAGAAGGTCAATACACATCTCCCTTTAAGTAATCAGAGAGAACATGCCCCCTGTCGGGATACCTCTGCAGACACCGCACGCAGGGCACTGTACTGTCATCAGCAAAAAGGGATATGAAAAGACGATCAATGCCAGGTCAGGTCATCGTAACTGTCGGTTGAGTTCATGGTGAATTCTCCCATGGCACTTCTCTGTAGTGCATCGCGCCTTTTGATTTCGTCGCTGACATCATTGATTGCCAGTTTCAGGGCATCAATCCTGTGTATATCACTCTCTGTTTTGAGAAAACTGTTCAGCTTGTTCAGTATGCCCGGCCATGAGACACGTGTGTTGTCATTGAGTATGGCGAGAGTCGCTTCCCCGATGAGCACATCACGCAGCAATTGCATATCCTGTTCTGTCATGACTGCAGCTGGTCTCCTGTCTCACGACACCGAAAAGGTGGGCAGTAAAATCACACTCATTTGCTGAACAAAAGCTCAATCAGCGCATGCAACTGCTGTTCTTCTGCATCAGATGAAGCCTTATCAAGACGTACAATCAGCCTTAAGCAGATAGCTTTGCGATTCAGTGTCTGACCTGAACGGAGGATCTCAGCAACAACTGAACCAAGCGTTTCCTGCTGCGAGAGCAGATTTGCACGGCTGAAATAGTCAGCGATATCGCTGTTGGAACCTGTGCTGCTCAGATTCAGTTGCATGACTGACTCCACTGTATGATTCGAAAATGACGTGTTTTGCGTAAATTATACAAAATATGTAAATCTGTACAGGTATATCCGCTTCGCTTACAATAATTACTGGCCAGGACAGATGCCGGAGAGTATCCATCCGGATGGTGTACTGCTACAGCCTGATTTGAGCCCTATCTGGCCCATGGCAAATCAGACACACGGGTTGTGTAGGCAGGCGACAGCATATCCCGCTTCATTGACCAGGTTTTCTGGATACCCTGCCCCGCAAAAAACAGACTGGCTTTACCGCTCTGATTAAGCCCGTCAACTACCCGCATGAGAGCCTCACTGTTCGCCTGCGGCCGGTATTCGTCAAACAAGCTGAGCTGAGCCACACCCTGGCTGAAGAAATCGCCCAGCATGACGCCTGCTTTCATGTACCGGTGTCCGTCTACCCATATCCTGTCGAGCGCATCCATGGCGACGCGAATAATATCGCGGGTATCGTTAGATGGGGTCAGCAGCTTGCCGGTTGCCTGGTTACCGTAAAACACCTCCCCGTCGGCATGCGGGCTGGTCCGGATAAAAACCGCTATCTGCCTGCAGTACTGCCTTTCTTTTCTCAGTTTCTCAGCGGCACGCTCGGCAAACGCGCACACCGCCTGACGCATATCCGTGTACTCAGTGATACGTGAACCGAACGAGCGTGAGCAGACAATCTGCTGTTTGGTGGGGGCAAATTCCTCAAGCGCCAGACATGACTCGCCGCGAAGTTCTCTGACGGTGCGCTCAAGCACGACGTTGAAATGTTTGCGGATGATCCAGGTGCTCTGTTCTGCGAGGTCTTTGGCCGTGGTGATGCCCATTGCATTGAGCTTTTTACTGATACGACGCCCTACTCCCCATATATCCTCAACAGGCACAAGCGCCATCAGCTTTCGCTGCCGGTCGATATTCGACAGGTCGACGACTCCGCCAGTCTGCTTCCACTTCTTGGCGGCGTGGTTTGCCAGCTTAGCCAGCGTTTTGGTCTGGGCGATGCCAACCCCCACGGCCAGGTGCGTGTTGCGTTTGATCGTCTCACGCACTTCGCGCCCGAAGTTTTCCAGCACCATGCAGTTGCGTACACCGGTCAGGTCCAGGAACGCTTCATCAATTGAATAGACTTCTACGCTGGGTGCCATCTGCTCGAGCGTCGTCATTACCCGGTTACTCATGTCAGCATAAAGCGCATAGTTGCTGCTGAAGACGTGAATCTTATGCCGTCTGATTTCGTCTCTGAGTTTGAAATACGGTGCGCCCATAGGGATATTCAGTGCCTTTACTTCAGCACTTCGGGCGATGACACAGCCGTCATTGTTGCTCAGAACTAACACTGGTTTGCCGCGCAGGTCAGGCCGGAATACTGTCTCGCAACTGGCATAGAACGAGTTCACATCTACCAGCGCAAACATCACATAGGGCCATTCGGGTTGAAGACCTGGAAGATGCGATCCTCACCTTCGGATGCTGAGATATCCCGGAAATCTGACTTGTGCGCTTCTATCCACCTGTTCGCTTCCCTGGCGGTAAACTGCCAGTTCAGCTGCTGGAGTTCGTGAACAAAGTCGAGTGTGCTCACGGTGTAACGTCCGCGCGCGTCCCGCTTAATGGCCAGCCGGAAAGCGTCTTTGATTTCATAATCGCGTGGCAT